AGTCGAGACGATACTTCGTCATCATGGTGTTGATGTCATATTGCTTTTGCATAACGACCTCAATGCCATTGTCTGTTGTGCCACGCATCACGTCTGCACCTGCATCGCCCGGTACAGCATAACGTCCTGGCAGAAGCTCAATCGCATCCTTGTGCCAGAAGCAGTTAATGTTTGCTGCATCATAGTTGATGAAGGTAATCGCAGCGTTAGAAGCAGCCGCTACGACTTCACAGTTCTTGTAAGAAGCTGATGCGTCGTCCGGTGTGCCATCTTGGTTAGAGATGATTGGCGGCGAAATAACCATGTTCTGTGGGTCAACAACAGAGATAACACGGAAGGTTTTCAACTGGCCCGTGTCAGCTTTGGTGATGTGGTGGACAGCATTAACACCAGCGATGGTAAAGCAGTCACCAGCAGCTACGTTAGTCGTCGAAGAGACAGTTACAGTCTGGTAACGGTTGTCATAATTGTTGACTTCACCAGTTGCCGCAGTCGATGTCGCTTTTGGCGTCCAGTGCTGACCATTAGTTGTTGATGTGTTAATGGTGATTGAACCACCACCAGCAGCCGCGTTAATGCGGTTAGCATAGTCCAGCTTCAGTGTGGTGAAACCAGCCACGTCACCTACCAGCGAACGCTCATATGCGCTGACAGATTTCTGTCCTGCAAACGAACGTGGTGCGACTGACAGATTGGATGCCATGCCGTTATAGTCACGGCTAGACAGGGCCAGATGACGATCATTCATCGGGATACCAATCTCGTTAAACACCGCATCAATCTCGGCAACATCGTCATAACCGGACGCAGCACCTGTGCGGCCAACAACAACAGTACCTTGAGCAGATGCAACATTGGTTACTGATACGTTAATGTCAGATGCCAGCTTCTGATATGCAGCGTCACCAAGGCGATTTTCCTGCAATGCGTCACGCAGTTCCGTTGCGCTCATTTTCCACGGCACGGCTTTTGAGAAACCGATAGTGGCAGGAACGGAGAGCTGTGTGTAGTCGCCAAAATTGGACGTCATATCCGTACCTGAATATGAGCGAGCAATGTAAGGCTGTGGGCGCCAGATGGTGTTGTTTGTACGTTCCATCATGGTCTGGTCAGTGCCATAAATGCTTACAGCATTTGAAAGCACGAGCGCATCATTGAAACCTTCAAGAATGCTTTCGAACGCAACGCGTTCTTCTTTGTTAAAGGCGTTAGCCATATTTCTATCCTATCATTTATTTTTGAGCTGCCGCTTGTAAGCCATGACTTTTGAGAAATCGCCAGTTTTGGCAGCTTCGTTTCTAAGTTCGTTTAACCGTGCATCAGAACCTGAAGCAGAGGCGCTACCGCTTATCTTCTTCTCTGGTGCTGCTGCTGGTTTTCGAGATGTGACTTTCAACTGCGTCTCCATGCGCGCGACCGCAAATGCAAATTTTACCGGATCGGTTATTTGAGATAGTTCATCGAGTTTCTTGGGGTTTTTGCCCAGTGCGTAGACCAGTAGTGCCGGATTTTCCGCCCCACTGACAATCATACCTTGCTGTGTCGTATTAAAAGCGTCCTGAACAAGCTCTTCGGTTTCTGCATAGTCTTTGACTTTCAGATTTCCTTTAGCTTCCTCATAAGACTCCAGTCTGCTCTGCCATTCCTGCTGGATCTGCTTCTCAGCGTTTTCCTTCTGGGACAGCTCGGCATCATGTGACTTTTTACGGTCATACCAAGACTCAAGACTTTTTTCGAATTTCTCCGTATCATACTCACAAGATTCCAGGGTCGGTTTAGGCCCGAGTTGAGGCTTTTTGGCCTCTTCATACTCCGCCAGTTTCTTTTCTAGTTCTCTTGCTCGCTTTTTTTCCTCACGATGCGCTTTACGCAGGTCGCGGACCCATTCCGGAGCTTCTTCTTTCGTTTCTGAGGGCGGTGACTCCTCATCACCAATCGTGACGATCATTTCGTCGTTTTCAGCTTCAGTTTCGGCCTCAGTCTCTACGACTTCTTCCTGCACCTCTGCTTCTTCGACAATTTCTTCGTCAATCTCGGTGTTTTCTACCAGTTCTTCTACGTCCTGTTCTTCCAGACTCATTTTACTACCTCAATCTCAATGGGATTAGCGGCCCACTGGTTCCCGCATCTCTTTCAAAGCCTTCAGGGCGTCATTACGGTCCTGGCTTTCAATATTTGCCAGCGTTGCGGTGGTCTTAGCCTCCGTTTCCGCTGTTTTAGCAATAACATGGGCTGTTTCAGCCTCTGTCTTGACTGCTTTGGCCTGACTTTCCGCCGCTGCCGCCTGTAAATACATCGCATTCGGGTCAGGCTGCTGATTCTGAGCTTCTGCCTGTAGCATCTCAGCCTCTTTCTGCGTCGGCTCCACCACACCCATGCGTACCAGCTTCATACGGAAGTATTTTCTCGTATCTGCCAGCCCTTCGCCTTCCATATTCATCAACGCCATGCTGGTAAGAATGCTCTGCGTCTCAGGATCAGTCGCCAGTTGCAACATTCCCGTAACACTACGCACAATACCCGCCCTCTTACTCGCAGAAGACGGCCCGACATCCACAGCCACGTCAAACTTGGCATTCGACATATCATTCTCATACGCCACAGCCCCAGCATCATCCAGAACGGGACGTGCCAGCTCAACCTGACCAATCTCGCCATCCATGCTCATAGTCTTCATCTTGCGGCCATCCTCAACCAGAACATCTCTGGCCATAGACAACCACACCTCACCCGACCGCTTAATAGCCTTCGCCATGTTGCTCATGTAGATGAAGTTCAAATGATCCAGCCGCGTCTGTATCATCTCAATCGCCTTGCCCGACATATGCGTTTGCAGCTCGTCCGCCGCATCCTGCTTGCCCAGCAAATCAATCATGTCCTGCTCGGTCACCTGCAACAATGCAGCCATAGCTGGCGGTATATCAGGCGCCCTCACATAATCCGCCGGACCCTGCAACGTCTCCGCACCATCCGCATTCATAATCGGATTGATCAGCAAATACGGATTATTCTTAACATTATCCTCGGCCCACGCCACCTCGTGGCCAGCCACCTGCTCGGGACTAAATATCGGCTTCTGTACCGCACTATACGCACTAATCTCCGCCAGGCGACTAAGCTGCATATTCTTCAGCCGCTGTGCATCCTTGACCATCCGGACATGGCCCATCATCCGCTCACGATTATCAATATACCAACGCTTGCCATAAACAGGAATAATCGGGATCTGATTACCCGCAATGTAGCCAAGATCCTCCAGAACCTCACTACCATTCATAATATATTTACGAACCTTGCGACGCTTCACACGCTTCTGACGAACTTCCGTCGCGCCCGTAGCAGCCAGCATACGCTCTAAGTTCTCATCTTCCTCGAAGTCACGTTCCGTATAACGCTCCTCCGATCCATCCAGCGTCTGAAAAATCCTGACAGTCTCGGACTTCTCCTCAACACGATAATATTCCGCCACATACACAACATCCGGCGTCTGCCAGTCAAACTCCGTCATCTCGATAGATGTCGGCATACTTGCAGGATCTATTCCGTATTCTTCCTCGTAAGCCTCATACGACATCGCCGTAAGAACATAACAAAATCTAGCATCCGACTTGTCTTGCCGCTTTGCATTGAGGTCGAAAAAAACAAATTTGTCAGCGTCGTAAATTGGTTCAATTCGAATACGCTGCCGCTCATCTTCATCATCCTCCTCGTCCTCATACTCTGTTCTGAGTCGCCACGCTCCAAATCCACCCCCTACAGCCTCCTCAAACGCATTGTCATAAGCCTCATCCGCACAACTATCCTGCTCATCCGCACGGTACAAACCATCACAAGTGTCCGCCAGACCCTCATCACTCGCACCATCCTTGGGCAAAAAATCAACCGTAATACGATTATTACGATACTCATTAATAATCCGCATCACACCAAGATGAACCTTATTCACCTCCAGACGCGGCCTATTCTCAAATTGTGACTTAAAATCACCCTCCCATTGCGAACCCGCAATAGAATAAAACCGACGATCAGCCAGACACTGTATCCGCTCGTCCTTCACAGAAACCTGTATATTATTAAAACTCTTCAACGCCTCACGGTGAACCTGAACCAGACGCTCTGCTTTACTCACTCTAGCCATCTATCACCTCGCCATTGGCATCCTAACAGGTATTATCTTCGCAAAACCACGCTTAGGCCGATCCTTCGCACGTCTCGCACCCTCACAAGCATACCTTAACGCATCAATAACATGGTTTTCCTTATCTACAAGCAAAGGCAAAACATTACCCGTCAAAGGATCCTCCTTGTAACTATACAAGGTCAGCTCATCTATCGTCTTCTTGCACCGGGGATGAACCACAATATCAAACGACTTCAACCACTCAATGCCATCCTCAACCGACTTCGGACCCTTCACCGCCGCCCGTATCTTGGGAAAGCCATGCTTGCGCATATAACTAATCGTCTCAGGCCGCGCATTATCAGCCGTCAAAGGCCACTTCTCAGCCTCCGGCACAGACATGAACAATTCCGGCGTGTCAACAATCTCACAGCCAACCCGATACGCCTCATAATCAATATACAGCTTGCGCCCAACAATATGACACCGCACCAGAACAGTCGGATCAGTCGCAAAACCCCAGTCAGCACCAAACCTGTGAACAGCATCAGCCGGCGCCTCAAACTCCTCTATCGACCAGTTCTTAAACACCCGCGTCTCAGAGTTCTTAACATAATCACCTAACCAGATATGAGCGTACTTGTCAGGATCACGCTTCTTGTCATACTCCATCTCCTCCTGCAAAACATCAGGAAACCAGGGATTATTAACAAAATTAACCTCCTCAACAATCGCATCAGGAGGAGGATTATCACCACGCAACAAAATCTCTATCGGATCCGTCGGCATGCTAGGGTTCCACGTAAACAACAATTCAGAACCAGGCTTACGTATCGTCGGACGTAACAAATCCAGACTACGCTGAGAACAACTCTGAGCCTCCTCAAACCAGGCAATGTCAAAACCCTCAAGAGACTTGATCGACTCAGCCGTATGAGACGCCAAACCCTCAAAAATAATCAAACTACCATTCTGATTATGCTTGATACGATCATGCTGGACCGTAAACAAAGTCCCAACACCCATATTCTCAATCTTATCCTCAATCAGCTTCTTCACCGACTGCTTCAAAGACCTCTGAACCTCACGCAAACAAACAACATCCGTGCGGCCCATAACACACCGCTCAACTATATACTCCGCAAACGCATGGGACTTGCCAGAACCACGGCCACCATAAGCACCCTTGTATCTCGCATTCTCCAGAAGAGGAATAAACCAACGAGGCGTATTAATATTCAACTCAGCCATTGCTTAGTTCCGGTCTAACAACAAAGATAACCAAACTACGCATATAGTGCCCAGTATCAAACTCAATCAATAACCTTACGATTAATCTTCGTAACCTCAATGTGATGCTCGTTCACAGACTTGTCCGAATAATTATCACGGAAACGATTCTTCATCTGAAAAATAAATGCCGTCGCATTAAAACCGGGTATCTTACCCGTCGCACCATTCATCCCAATGTCTTCCCAGTAAGCCTGCGCCGCTGACTGAGCCTCCTTCAGCGCCTTCGCAAACTCAGGCTTCTTCTCCTGATAACGCTTCAAACTCGTATAACCAATGCCAAGATCACGCGCAATCTGAGACATAGACTTGCCCTCACGGCCAAGCTCAACAACCCGCTCGCAAAACTCAGGATCCCACTTAGAAGTACTTGATGCCATAAATCCCACCTAACTTACACCTCGCATTATGTCAATTAAGCAGAACTTAAAACCTCAAAATTGAAAAAAATTCTGGGGGGGAATACAAAAATAATTGTCCGCCGCCGCCCGAAGGGGGTCATACCCCTCGACCGTACGGAGCGTTCCGTACTCGCAGCGGTTGACGTTACGTCACCCGGAACGGACCGTACACGTCCCCGAAACCTGGTGTACTTGCCGTACACGTTACTTGACGTTGACGTAAAGGGCAGGTCAGCATGTCACGGCGTGACGTTGCGTGGCCAGCCCGTCATCAAGGTTTACGTTACGGCATGACGTAGGGTAAGAATCGGCTGGATCGCCCGTGGTTGTTGGGGTTTCCGCTTTAAGACCTCCCACCCTTCCACCTCAATATCTGATACTTGACGTACAAGTGCGACAATTTGTCAATTAATTGGCACTTGATATTGTATGACGACCGGCATATGTTGAAGGGGTAGCAAGAAGAAAGGAACAACAAACAATGACCAAACTTGTTAAATTTTCAACTATCGCGGGCGGAGTCTTCATCGAAGATAACGGAACCGAGGAGCGCAAGGTTTCCGACCGTTGCTTTCGGTTCGATGATCAAGGCCGTTCAGAATATGCATTATATGGCGATTTGACTTCCGGCAACCCCGCGCCCCGTTGGTATGGTTTCCAACTTGAAGAACGCGATTTCACGTTTGCTTAAATTAGGAACAACAGACATGACTTACACAGTGAAAATCACACGCCCGAACGAAACAATCATTTATCGGCGCGTCACGCCTGATGAGCTGGCATATATAATTCAGCGCGACGCAATGCACGTTATCGCTTATGCTTTAAATCATGAGAGCTAAGAGCTTTCGGATAGCACGGCTAACACTAGGGCTGACTTGCAACGAGTTGGCCCGGCTGTTTGGCGTGAGCGTCAACACCATTCACCAATTAGAGAGCGGTAACGCCAGGGCGCCGCAACCAACGCTTAGGCTGTTGCTTGCATACTTAGACGGCTACCGTCCGCGAGACTGGCCGGATGACCTAAAATGATTTATGTCATTTATGGCTATTTTTGTCACCTATCAAAATGCCATAAATGCGGCCAGCTAAGATAGTCCTAATGTACTGTATATATTATATATTATATATATATATATATATATTTATATTTATGACATTGTTTCCCCTCCCCCCCCATACCTATCTCATACCAACCCCCAGATAGAGGGGGGGGGCAAAAATAAATGCCATAAATGCCAAAATCCCAGTAAGGGCGGGCAATATAAATGACATTGACGCCAAGCCCATAAAGATTGCCATAAATATAAAATATGCCCATAGACATATATCCAAGGCTTAACTCAGTTACCTATATAACAAA